AGAACAAGCTATTGCACCAAATAATGCAGCTTACGATCCTAAAGCAGAAGAATGGGCTGAAGATAACTCTTGGTTTGGTAAAGATAGTGCTATGACGTACACAGCGTTTGATTTACATAAAAAATTAACTGAGCAAGAAGGTATGGATCCTGCTTCTGATGAATACTATAAGGAAATAGATAAAAGAATGCGTATTGACTTTCCCCATAAATTTGGTACAACTGAACCAAAGGTTACGACTAAACCTACACAACAAGTCGCTTCGGCGAAGCGTAGTGTAAACCCTAGTCGCAATACTGTGAGACTCACACCGTCACAGGTTACAATCGCTAAAAAATTAGGTGTGCCATTAGAAGAGTATGCGAAACAATTAAAAATCACGGAAGGAGTATAGGCATATGACAAACGAAACAGAAAAAAGAACTTCACGTGCGGGTCAAACTAGAGTTAAAGAAGAACGAAAAAAAGTTTGGACTCCACCATCATCTTTAGATTCACCCCCTGCACCAGACGGGTACAAACATAGATGGATAAGAGCTGAAACAATGGGATTCGATGATACGAAAAACATGTCAGCTAAACTTAGATCAGGATACGAATTAGTGAGAGCTGACGAATACCCTGAAATAGATTATCCAACTTTGACCGAAGGTAAATACAAGGGAATGATCGGAGTTGGCGGCCTTTTGCTGGCAAGGATATCTGACGAGTTAGTTGAATCAAGAAAAGCGTATTTTGCAAAACAAACACAAGACAAAAATGACGCTATCGACAACGACCTCATGAAGGAACAGCATCCTAGTATGCCGATCAATAGTGATCGACAAACTCGTGTAACCTTCGGTGGTACAAAGAAAAGTTAATTTTTTAACGATTCCTGGGTTAATCCCTACCAACGAAATAACAATTAACCCGTTTATGTGTAAAAGCATAAACATAACAAGGAAAATAATATGGCAAATCAAGACGCAGCTTTTGGGTTTAAACCCTCAAGATCTTTAGTCGGTGGTTCTATTCGTAACAACGTTTACAAAATAGCCGCTAACTATGGCACTTCAATCTTCTCTGGTCAAACAGTAGAAGCAGTAGCAGCCGGCGGTATTGAAGCAGCAGCAGCAGGAGACACTCAACAATTAGGTGTTTTCGGTGGCGTGCAATATACCGATCCAACATCAGGAAAACCAACATTTAAGCCTTTCTATGCAGCTAGCACAAACGCAGCTGACTTAGAGGCTATTGTATACGATGATCCTCAATTGATCTTCGAAGTACAACATGATGGTACTGGAACAGCAGCGATGAACTTTTCAGCATTTGATTTTACAGGAGTAGCAGGAAGCACTATCTCTGGACAATCAACTCAAGAATTAGATACATCGACTAGTGGTACGGGAGGTGGTTTTAAACAACTATCAATCGTAACAGATCCATCGAATGATGATACAAGTTCAGCAAATGCGAATGCATTCGTAGCATTTAATACTGGTGAACATGTGTTTAAATTAACAACAGCAATATAGCTAGAATAGGAGAATAAAAAAATGGCAATATCAAGAGCACAACTAGCGAGAGAGCTAGAGCCAGGTTTGAATGCACTATTCGGCTTGGAATACAAAAACTACGCAAATGAACACACAGAAATTTTCGATACTGAAAACTCTGACAGAGCTTTTGAAGAAGAAGTAATGTTATCAGGTTTCGGTAATGCGGAAGTAAAAGGTGAAGGCACAGCCGTAAATTACGACGATGCTAAAGAAACGTTTGCAGCTAGATACACACACGAAACGCTTGCTTTAGCGTTCTCAATCACAGAAGAAGCGATTGAAGACAATTTGTATGATAGACTTGCGTCTAGATATACAAAAGCATTAGCTAGATCTATGGCTAATACTAAACAAGTAAAAGCGGCAAATGTGTTAAACAATGCGTTTGACAGTGACTTCACTTTTGGAGATGGAGTAGAACTTTGTTCTGCTGTTCACCCAATCGTTGCAGGAACTTTCAAAAACGAACTATCAACGGCAGCTGATCTTAACGAAACATCGTTAGAGCAAGCTCTTATTGATATCGCATCTATGACTGATGAGAGAGGCTTGAAAATAGCAGCAAGAGGAATGAAATTAATTATTCCTTCTGATCTGCAATTTACAGCTGAAAGATTGATGAAATCTACTCAAAGAGTCGGAACAGCAGATAATGACATTAACGCAGTAGTTTCTATGGGAATGATTCCACAGGGCTATGCAGTTAATCATTACCTAACTGACACAGATGCGTTTTTCATTAAAACAGATGTACCTAACGGTTTAAAACACTTTGTTAGATCACCTGTTAAAACTACAATGGAAGGCGATTTTGAATCTGGAAACGTAAGATACAAAGCTAGAGAGAGATACTCATTTGGAGCATCTGACCCTAGAGGTATCTTCGGATCACCAGGCGCAGCGTAATCATTAATTTTATGTGGCGGTCTAAAAACCGCCACATTTAAAACATACAGAAATAAAACTCATGAAAAAATTCTTAATTAAAATTACTGCCTACGGTTACATAACCGATTTTACAATTATGGCAGAAGACAATTCTAATAGTATCGAAAATGCAATCCTTGACAAACTAGGAAAAAATGATATTAATTGGGAGAAGTCAGGCTTTTATAGTTTGACAAAAAAATGGTTAACCTTTGAGGAGATTAACGATGACAAACTTACAAGACCTATACAAACAGAAAAGGTCTCTGGAGTTGAGTTGGGAGCAGGAGCATCTTAACGAGGGTAGATATACTCTTGATATGGTCAGAATAGATCATAAAGTCAGACAAGTAATTGCTGATATTAAGACAAAAGAAGCTGAGTTAGCACACCATGTTAGCAAAGTAGAAGACTCTGCACCACAAGTTTCCGTAGCTACTTAACAAAAAGCTACACCACTGAAATACCACTTTCACTACAGAATCTCTTGCACTCTATTTAAATCTGTTGTATATTTATCACACTGTATATTAAATAAATAAAATGTAGACGCATACAGTCGACATCCCTAGGGACTACATTTAATATTCTAGGAGGAATATAACATGGCAAACACAACGTTTACAGGCGCAGTCCGTTCAGAGAATGGCTTCGTTGATATAACAAAAACAGCATCAACTGGTGCAATTACAACTAACTCTACTTACTCTACTGATGCTTCAATTGGTGGAACTTTAGATGTTACAAGTGCAAGTACCCTTACAGGCAATGTATTTGCTAAAAACATTGCGCCAACTATAACGGGTCAAACAATAACTGCAAAAGCTACAGCAAGTACAAATACATATGTTGCAGGTATTAACGTTAACCCTTACACAGGAGCAAATGCTCAGGTAACAACTTTACCAGCGGCAACTTCAGGAGTTATAGTAATACATTCTCAATCAGTTGATACAACTGGTGGAACAGCTACTTTAATTTTTGATTGTGCAGGAACTGATGTTATTGAAACAGGTTCTGTATTTGAATCTAGAGCAAGTAGTGCAGTAATTTTTGATACTTCAACAGCTAACGAAACAAGATTAACTTATACGCCAGCTAATGCGGCAACTAATTTAATGAGTATTGGTTCACAAATAATATTTACATGTGTAACAGCAGGTAAATGGCATGTGTCAGCTAGACTAAGATCTATAGGTGCTGGAACAACTGGAACTTTTGTATTCGCAGCGTAATAATAATTAACTTGAGTGGGGTTTCGGCTCCACTTAAATTTTACTTGATTAAGGAGGGTAAATAAAATGGCAGACGTAGTAACAGGACCAGAAATCCTACAAGAAAACGACAAGAGAGTAGTAATAAAATTAGTAAATCAATCAGACGGAACAGGTGCAACAACTGTATTTTTTGACGTGTCAGCAATGGCAGCAAATACAGCAGGCGTAGCTGTAACAAGAGGAACATTACAAAGAGTATGGTTTTCTTGTGATACAGGTAATGGAGGAGACTCTTTTGCTCGTTTAGATTTTGAAGATTCAGATGGTGATAGACCTTTACTTGGTTTTACAGGAACAGGCTATTGGGACTTTAGAGAATTTGGTGGCTGTCCAGCAAGTAGAGACGCTAATACAAATGGTGATATTAATTTTGTGGTTCCAGGCGCAGCAGATGCTGGAAACATGTATTCAATCGTAGCTGAATTTATCAAAGAATATTAGGAAGGTAATATATGGCCAATACAACTTCAGCCACAGTTACTTTTGACAAAACGTTCGCAGTTGATGATTTAATCACAGAGGCATATGAACGAATTGGGTTTCAAGTAACTTCTGGAAATCAGCTTAAATCAGCTAGAAGATCTTTAAATATTCTTTTTCAAGAATGGGGTAATAGAGGTTTACACTACTGGGAAGTAGGAGAAGCTGATATTGATCTTATTGAAGGTCAAGCAGAATACGCTTTGTTTAGATCAACCGGTGATGGAACAAGTGCAGTTACAAACCCTGCTAATACTTATGGAGTAGCTGATGTTCTTGAAGCAACTTTAAGAACTAGTAGAACAGCTGTAGGTCAAGCTGATGCTGCTTTAACAAAAATTGACAGATCCACTTATTCTGGATCAGCTAGTAAATTATCTAAAGGTACTCCTTCTCAATATTTTGTTCAAAGATTTATAGATAAAACAGTTGTAACTGTTTATCCAACAGCGGATTCTAGTAATGCAGCAAAAGCTGTTCATATTTATTTTGTAAAAAGAATACAAGACGTAGACTCTACTTATACAGATGCAACAGATGTTCCTTACAGATTTGTACCGTGTATGGTATCTGGTTTAGCTTTTTATTTATCACAAAAATTTAATCCTCAAATAGTGCAACAAATGAAATTATTATATGAAGATGAACTAGCAAGAGCTTTGGCAGAAGATGGTTCTTCTACAAGCACTATTATAACCCCTAAAACTTATTACCCTAGTATTTAACTATGTCAAAAAATTCAAAAGCAATATCAGATAGATCAGGGTTTCAATTTCCATACAATGAAATGGTTAAAGAATGGAGCGGTGCTTTTGTTCATTCATCTGAATATGAAGAAAAACATCCTCAGCTAAGTAGAAGAACAATAGGCTCAGACACGCAAGGTCTTAAAAATGCAAGACCTGATAGAATAGAATTTTCAACTCCTATTGTTTTAATGGACAACGCTTTTATAACTTCTACATCTTCAACTTCAGTTTTAGTTCATACTTCTTCTGATAGTAAAGGGATTAATACTAATCCTTTTCAAACAAGTGATGCTATTAGATTTACATCTGTAAAATCTTCTTCAGGCAGTGTTGCTTCAAGTGTTTTTGAATTAGAAACTACATTAAATGAAACCTTAAGTGCTACAGATACTACTATAACTTTATTAGATGCTACTAATTTTCCAACTAGTGGATTTATTGTTATTGAAAAGGTACTAACTTCTGATGATACAACTAATGAGCTATTAGTGGGTAAATTTGCAAACGAAACAATTCAATATACAGGTAAAACTGGTAATAATCTAACAGGCTGTACAAGAGGCACAGCAGCTCCTATTACTGGAGTTACACCATCAGCTACTACAGCAAGAATACATAATTCAGGTGCAAAAGTTTTTGGATCATATATAATAACAAGAACAATAAGCTCAATTACAGATAATGGAGTATCTACATCATATAGTTTCTCTTTTACTTTTAGTTTAGCTTCATCGGCAACAACAGGCGGAACAGGTGGAGGCGATTTTGTTTTCGCAGGACCTGTAAACCAAAGAGGATAATATGGCAGGAATAAGTTATTCAGATTTAGTTACAAAAATTAGAAGTTATTCAGAAGTAGATTCTAATGTGTTGACAACAGCTGTTTTAGAAAACATTATATTAAATGCTCAGTACAGAATTATGAGAGATGTTCCTATTGATGCAGATAGAAAAATAGCTCAAGATAATTTAGTGGCAAACCAAGAACATGCAAATGTGCCAGCAGGGGCTTTAGTTATAAGAGCAGTTGAAGTTGCTGATTCTACAGCAGCTTTTAATAATCCAATATTTTTAGAAAAAAGAGATGTAACGTTCTTAGATGAATTCAATGGTGCACGTGTTACAGGAAGACCTAAATATTATGCTATGAAAGGCGGAGCAACAGGTAATACAAATACAACTTCAGGAGCAATATTACTATCTCCAATACCAAATGCTACATACGTATTTAAATTTCATTACAATGCTATACCAGCTAAGTTAGAAGCTTCTAGCAACGAGACAAATTTCATTAGTTTAAATTTCCCTAATGGTTTACTATATGCTGCTTTAGTTGAAGCATATGGGTATTTAAAAGGACCAATGGATATGTTACAACTATACGAAGGAAAATATAAACAAGAAGTTGAGAAATTTGGAGGAGAACAGTTAGGTCAGAGACGTAGAGATGACTACACTGATGGAACAATCAGAATACCTGTAAACTCTCCATCACCTTAGGAATTAAATTATGGCATCAACATTTACAACACTCGGTTTAGAACTAATGGCAACTGGCGAAAACGCTGGTACATGGGGAGATAAAACTAATACCAATCTAAGCATGGTTCAAGCAGCCGTTGCTAGTTATGTAGAAAAATCTATTGCAGGTGGTGCAGCAACTACAACTTTAACAATTACAGACGGCGATGCAACAGAATCTACATCAGTTGCAAGAAGTGCTATTATAAAACTTACAGGAACAATATCAGGTAATCAAATTGTAACTGTTCCAGATTCTTTAGAAAAAACGTTTATTGTTGTAAACGGAACATCAGGATCACACACAGTACAATTTAAAACAGCATCAGGATCAGGTGTAACTTTTGCAGCTACAGATAAAAGTTCTAAATTTTTATTTGCTGATGGTACTAATATTAATGAAATTATTTCACAATCTATTCCAGCAGATACTGTAGCATTAGGAGATGCAGCATCTAGTTTTGCAACATCATCCGGTGCAGTATTAATTGATTCACAAGCAAGCACAACTACAGTTGACGGACACACAGGTGTTACAATTCAATCAACTAGTTCTGGAAACATAACTTTAGATTCAGTTGCAGATATCGTACTCGATGCAGACGGTGGAGATATATTTTTAAAAGATGCAGGAACTACATTTGGTGAATTTACAAACTCATCAACAGATTTTATAATTAAATCAACTACATCTGATAAAGATATATTAATAAAAGGTAATGATGGCGGTTCAGCTATTACAGCTTTAACTTTAGATATGTCAGCTGCAGGAGCAGCAACATTTAATGATAAAATTACAGCAGTAGGAACTTCTGTATTTACTAATTTAGATATATCAGGTGATGTAGATGTAGATGGAACTTTAGAAACAGATGCATTCTCAATAGCAGGTACAACTGTAAGTTCAACAGCAGCAGAATTAAATTTAGTAGATGGTATTACAGCAGGAACTGTTTCAGCTTCATTAGCAGTTATAGCAGATTCAAATAAAGATATTACAGGTTTTAGAAATTTAACTACAACAGGTAATGCAATTGTAGGTGGAGACCTTACAATATCTGGTGATGATCTTACCATGGCAACAAACACTGCAGGTCATTTATTAATTGCAGACGGAACAAATTTTAATCCTGTTGCAGTTACAAGTTTAACAGCAATTTCAACTATTGCAGCGGATGATACTTTTTTAGCAGTTGATACTTCAGGTGGTGGTCTTAAAAAAGTTGCAAGATCTGTTGTTGTAGCTGGATTAGCAACTTCATCAGCCTTGACAGAAATAGTTCAAGATACTTCTCCTCAATTAGGTGGTAACTTAGATACTAACTCACAAAATATTTTAATTGATGATGCACACTTTATTGCAGATGAAAGTGGTAATGAACAAATTATATTCCAAACAACAGGTTCAGCAGTAAACCAATTTGATGTTACAAACGCTGCATCAGGAAGTGGACCAAAATTATCAGCAACTGGTAGTGACTCTAATATTGATTTAG